ATTTGGTGACTTTAAAGAAGCACATCTATGTCGTTGCGGTCTTGGAGAGGAAGGCGTCTGCTTTTGCTCCCGTAAGACAAGAGTCGTCAATAATTTGACTCGAATCGTTGCACCTGCCAACGGTTTTGTTTGGGACTTTTGCCCTTTTATGAACTGTCAAAATGTCTCACCTTGTCAGTTGCACCAAATCGGGTGGGATTACTGTGAGCATATCGACTGCGACAAAGCTAGGCCTTGTTCAGTGCATGACGGTGACGAAGGCGATGAAGGAGATGAGGGAGACCTCGTAGAATTGAAAGAGTCTCAAAAATTGGTTAAGGGTATCGAAGATGCCTTAATGCCGCCCGTCTTTAATGACACGTTGTGCTCCATTCGAAGAGCAGAACTGTATCGAGGACAAGATTTATCCTTCCATGTTCCAGAGAAGACCTCTTTTAGAAAGAGGAGACGCAACCGCATTCAGGCCGATCAAGCTATTCACGACCGGATGTTTGCTCCGAAACCACCCGTAGCACCACCTATGACCCCAGAGACTACTCCGTCCTGGCATAAGGAAGAAGGTAAACGCGGTGAAATGAAGTGGGTCGTTCACACCCCCGTCGAAGCTATAGTGGTAGGCAAATTCCGCACTGAGAATGCCACTATTTACTCTACATGCGACGTAAAACAAAATGAAGGATTCTGGCACTCCTTAAAAGGTCGATTTAAGAGTGCCTTGCCCTTTGTGCACACCGAGAAGGCCTTTGTCACGTTCGACGGAGGAGGCAATATGCTCGGAGAGCGCTTAAATGTGTCGGAAAGTAGGCCAACCACTTGGAGGTTTGGTACTAAGAAAGGGCAAGCTGCCCCCTTCTCAGTTAATCAGGATGAAGGCATTACTCATCTACTCGCAGCCGGGTTCAAGAGCACTCGTCAAGTCAAAATATTTCGTGAAATATTTGACCGCTTGTCCAGTACGTCTACTGAGTCTTTGCTAAAGAATAACTACCGTGGGGTTGTATTCTTTGACGAGACTAAACAGATATATAAAGTTCGCAAGTCCTTCACTGACAGCAGTAGAAAATTGCTCTACGAAATGCCCGATTTCGTAGATTACCAAAATCTAGATAAGTCCACCGTCATCAACACGTTAGCATTTTATGTTCAACAAAAGATGATTGAAGGGGTGATTTTGGCCTTAGGGCAGACCGATGACGCTGAGATAGCTTTCGGCAGAAGGGTTCAATCGAAAACATCCCGTTCGATTCGGGACCCTTCAGGGTTGGGACCACTAACTGTAGCGTTGAGGAACAATACACATATAACGATCAGTTCATAGTGGTCAAAGGGGAGCAATGGTTTAAAAACGGAGAAATCATCTTTCCAGAGGGACCGGAAAAACCCGACGGTACATACCGTTTCATTTTCGGACCTGCCGTTTCGCATAACGGCCAAATTTACAGCGACAATAATCACAACTTCCGATTCGCTGCTCGGAGACTGTTTGGAGTACGCGTGCCTGAGAGGCCGGGCTACCACGAGCAGTTATTCAAAAACCAACATCAATTCATTTCACATAATGCCAAAGTATATCAAAAGATCGCTAGTACGTATGAAAAGCACTTTGAGGAATACTTGGGAGCAGATTTAGAAGCTCTCTTGCACCATGCAGATCCACACCCAAAACAACTTCTCCGTGTACAAGCCTTTAAAGAGCTTGAAGAGGAGGGAATTTTAGGTGATGACTGTGATCTTTGGGTGCAGAGCGTTCTCTGGAAACTTAAAAAGAATGAATGGGCCAAACCCGGTAAGAAACCACGCTCGATCGGAGATCTCGGCGTCGCTGCTTCCTTGCTCGGTTTCCGTGTAACTAATTTCCTTAAGTTGGCTCAGGCTGCTGAGGATGTAGAGGTTAACGGAGGTACCATCACTTTCTGTAAGTCCCCAGACCCATTTGCTCTTAAGAAACACTTTGAGAATCTAATCGACCCACCTGGAAGATTTTATTTTCTCTATTTCTCAGACGACTCATGTTTGTCTATTCGTAACCCAGTGACTGGTGGAGTAGACAGATATAATCTAGATATTAGCAGTTGTGACGCCTCACATTCACCGGCCATGTTCAGACTTCTGGAGAACATCGCCCCTACAGGTCGTCCACGTGAAGATATCAAGAGACTCGTCAAACAGTGTAAACTTAAACTCAGAGTTGTTTCTAAAGTGGATCCACGTCACCAAGTCCACTTGAAGCCCAAGCGAGAATTCTTATACTCAGGCAGCACCATCACCACCGCCATCAACAACTTGGCTAACATTTCCATAGCTTTGGCTATATCTCAATTAGACTACACCGGGACCTTAGACGAAAAAGGATCCTGCACACAGATTGTTCAAGCCGCGGAATCCGCTGGTTATATCTTAACGGGTTGCACACCATTAGAACACATAGAAGACATCCAATTCCTAAAGAACTCACCAGTGCGTGACGAAAAAGGAGATTGGCATCCTATGGTTAACTTTGGTGTTTTTCTCAGAGCCTCAGGTTCTTGCAAAGGAGATCTACCTTTGTCAGGAGACCTTAGAGCCAGAGGAGAGGCATTCCAACGCGGTATATTACGCAGTACATTCCCCTTCACAACTAGTGAACTACTAGACAAACTACGTGCAACAGCCGGAACGGGCCCGATTGTCACTAGCCAAGATTATGAAGACTCCATAGCCTACAAAGTAGTCCAGAATTCCGGATATCCTACTTTTAAGGCTTGCACAGAGAGCTTCTGCTTGAGATATAGGTTGAATTATAGTGAGTACTCAGACCTTTTAGACGCCTTCGCCACTTGCACTTTCGGACAAGTGTACCATGGTCAATGCGTGTCAAAGATCCTGACTCTTGATTACGGTTTGAAGACAGTCGAGTTCGACAATATACCGTACTTACTCACTGAGTACAACTCAGCCAAAACAGAGGCAATGTTTTAGTCAATCATCCACCTCACACACACACCACTCCACCCAAACCCCACGCGCTTATCAAGCT